AAGGTTGTCGAGGAGGACGCATATCGTGTCTAAAGACGATGAATTAATGAATAAGATAAAAGATTTCAACGAAGCTAGGCCGCCAATGGCGAGCTACGAGGATTACGAAAGATACTCAGGAGTCAACGGTCATGCCCAACCGATTTCATCGTTAGCCAGATTACAGGCGGCGGCAACTAACCACCGCATCGCAGAGCTTGAGGAGAGGCTCGCTAACGAACGCGAAGTTATCTCAGGCATGATTACCACCGGAACCGTAACGCTCGTCTACGCACCTTCTGGGGCCGGTAAGACGGTCTGGGTTCTGGGTAGCCTGTTTAAATCTATCCGGAACAACTTAATCAAAGGCTCAGATGTCATTTATTTCAACGAAGATGACGGGGCTAGGGGCGTGGTTCAGAAGGCAAAGATGGGCCAGAAGCACGGTATGTCGATGATTACTTTGGCTACAAGCCAAGATCCTGGCCTACGCACCACTCAGGATGCCTTGGGGCTGCTCAACATGATACGGCTTGAGGGCCAAGCCAACGGCAAGATAGTGATTTGTGACACCTTGAAGAAGTTTGCGCCTGTCCTAAACAAAGGCGATATGCGGGACATTCTTCATGTCTTCAGGCAGTTCGCTGCATCAGGTGGCACTGTCATCCTTCTGGGTCACTGCAATAAGCATCGGTCGCTAGATGGTCGCCTGATTTACGAAGGCGTAGGCGACTTAAAAGCTGACGTTGACAATATGTTTGGCCTTGACCCCCTCAATGACAAGTTCGCTGACTATCAAGAGCTACTGGTCATCAACGAGAAGGATCGGAGCCAGATTTCATTTTCTGGCGGGTTCCGATATAGGCAGACAAAAGAAACCGTTGGCTACGAAGAGTCTGTGGATTCTGTTGAGTTCCTTGATGAAGACGACATCAGCGAGTTGAAAAAGAAGCAGGCGGCACAGATCAATGTTGGCAAGGCTTTCGCCAAATATGAGGATGAAGTGTTGTTTCTTGAGTCCGTGATGAAGGGCGGCGTTGAATATAGTCAGGCCGAATTATATAGGATGCTCCATGATGAAGACCTCAATCCAAACGACTGCACGAAGAAGACCCTACGCAATTGCATGGATCTGTTAAAAGGCAATATGTTGAAACTTCGCAGAACTGGCTCAAACAACACAAAGAACTACCGCTGGCAGGGTGAAAAGTGGTGATGAAAAAACTCTATATAAATCATCGGTTTGCCCCGTTTGCCCGGTTGGCCCGTGTTTTAGGGGGCGGCCCCCCAAAAGTGGGGCCAACGGGGCCAACAGGGCTAACCTTTGATTTCATTGACATTTTTATTTGGGCTGAAAAACTATGAAAGTCAGGCTTAAGACATCAGAACTGGACATGTCTATCCGCATGGCTAGGACGGCTTCTCACATGTCGCGGGACACCGGCATACCCAACATGAGGGTGGACACCAAAAGATCTGACTTGGACGTGGAGCTTTTAGGCGTTCACTCAGAGATTGTCGTCAGGAAGGCGTTAGGAATGAGACACGGCTTTAGTGAGATGGGGCCAGATTTAGGCACTGACATCTATGTGGACTGCGGCAAAAGAGAATTACAGGTACAGGTGAAAGGGACGTTTTCCCCGAGCGGCAATCTACTTTTCGCAAAGCACTCAAAGTTTGATTGGCAGGTAGCGGTGCTGGTTTGCAAGACAGGGGAAGATGATTTGTTCGATATTCCGGGGTTCATCGGCGTCACGCAGGCCCAAGAAGTCATGGTGGAAAAAGACTTGGGGCATGGTGCAGGCTGGTTTGTAGGACGGGAACACCTCAAGCCGCTAGGTGCTTTGATGGAATGGATACAGCAAGAGCGAGTGTCGTAGGAGCTTAGTATGGACGGGCATAGATGGATTGTAGATACCAAGGATAGTTTAGAGTTTTTCATAAAGTTCTTAAAAGACCAGTACAGCCAAGGCAATCATCTTCTGTACTCAATAAAGCCATTTGGTAGGACTGAGCGACAGAATAACGCCATGCACCTATGGTTCAGGCAGATGGCAGAGAAGCTAAACGATGCCGGGTATTCCAACGCACACCCCTTCAACGATCAGGTTGAGATACCGTTTACTGAAGGGCTGGTCAAAGAGATGCTCTACAAGCCCATCATTAAGGCCATGTACCAAAAAACGTCTACCACCAAGCTAACCGGCAGGGAACTCAGCGAAGCCGCTGAGGTGCTTGTACGGTGGCTCTCAGAGAAGAAGGGGATATATGTCCCATTTCCGCAAACATTGAAGGATGAGTTATGAAGAATGACGCACAACTAGCCGTAGAAGCCGCAGTATCGATGGCAAAGCGATTAGAGGAAGACGTAGCCATAATGATGGATCTGAGTACCAAGCCGCTCAAGGACGTAGATGAAAAGCCTTTGGAGATAATCCGTTATGCGGGGCCAAAAGAATGCGATTAAAGCGTACAGCAGCAGACCATTGGTTTAGCCGGTGCGTCAGGATGCGAAATGACTTTACTTGTCAGGGGTGTGGCAGGAAATACGAAGAAAACAGCATGGGCCTGCACTGTAGCCACTACTTTGGCAGAGCCAAGAAGGGCGTTAGATACGATGCCATGAACGCCTTTGCCCACTGTTACGGCTGTCATCAGAGGTTCGGCAGCAACCCTGATTACTTCTACCGTCATTACGTTGAGACCTATGGTGAAGGGGCCTTGGAGATACTGAGGGAGAAGGTAGAGGACATCATGCTGGGCAAGAGGATGGTGAAAGAAGCCAAGCAAATCGCCAAGCATTACAAGGCAGAAGCCGCCCGTATGGAGAATGACAGGGCGGCGGGTGTAGCAGGGTGGTTAGAGTTCGTTAGTTGGGATTAGGCTCCTCGCCAGATTGTATTTCTGCCCTTGCAGAATCAATCAAATCCACTAATATCAGCCTGTCAGCCTGTAATTGTTGGGCAACCTCACTCCCCTTCTTGGCTGTTTTTATGGCCTTGTCTGTTGCTGAGAGAACCCCAGCAAGAGCCTTCAAGCGATTTTTGGGCTTTGCCGCAAGGAATGCCCCATAAAGCGTAGCGCCACTTAAAGCCGCAACCTGACCCCCAGTGGCACTTAATATCGCAACGCCAGAAAGCACGGTTGCGTTAAGAGCCAAGGGGCTGGTGGGTATGTTTCCAACATCTTGAAGGTTTTTGAAAATCCTCTTGAACGTATTTCCGCCCTCAGCGTTTCTCTTGGGTAACATTCTTTCAAGAGCGGTTATTGAGTGAAACTGGTCGGTCAATGCCTCTTTCAGATCATCGCCTTTTGTATTATCCATTAAGGTTTCGTTTAAAACTCTTCTTGCTCTCAATGCTGCCGCGCCTCTAGCGTCATTTGCGTTGCCATATTTTTTAGCCAATGCGTCATCAAGCTCGCGCCTAGCTTTTATAACCCCATTTAAATCAGTGCCGTGCTTTTGCACCAACTCAAGAGCAATCTCCGCTACCTCATCTGCAATTTTTTGTTCGTCACCCGTCGAAAGTCTGTATTTAGGGTCAGATTTCAAATCTGCCATGCTTTCTTGCATTTGCTGAAATAACAGACCTTGGTCAATTTCCACGTTCTGACTAGCGATCATGTTGTCCGTTTTCTTCTGTCTTGAGGCAATAAAATCCTGAACTACGACAAAATTGTGAGTATATGATCTATTGGGGTTAAAGCCTTCAACCCTGTCCGTGAGGGTGTCAATTACTTTTTGGTCAAACTCATTAGGCTGCCAGGTTCTTGTTCTTAACGGGCCGGTTTCTGGCATTCGGGTGCGGGTTGTTATGTCTCGGTTTTCTGGCTCTAGCATCCGCGCAATACCAGTTTGTCTATCCTCTCTGGAGGCTAATCGCGCAGCCTCTCTTTTTTGCGCGGCTTTGCCACTTACAAAGCTCGATGATGGATCTACCTTTACTATGTCGGGACGCGGCCCAAATAATGTTCGTAAATCTACTGCGGTTGAAAACTGCTCCGCTTCTTCTGGAAACCGCTTGGCAAAGTCTACGAAGTAGGCAATTCCTTTACTTGCCGCATCTGCCGCCAACTGAAACGCCTCTGTTTCTTTAATGTTGTTATAAAGGTCTACTGCGCCTTCTTTTATGTTGTTGGGAATCACTGATCCTATGAAGGAAGATAGCGTTGCCCCGCCAGCCCTTGTCGCTTGGCTTACCGCAACCCCAGCAACCTTGCCAGGGTCTGTCAAATCAAGCTCTTCACCAATAATCTGCGCTGATCGACGCCTAACTTCTGGCCCAAATTGAGTCATTTCTGCCGAAAACGTCTGCCCTGCTGGGCTTTCAGATATTGCTTGCCCAACGTCTTGTACAGCGCCTACAACATCAGGTGTGCCACGGCGCATCATTGCACCCGCTCGCCCTGTAATAGGCATCTGTGCAGCGAGTGTTGACGCACCCATCGCAGCATCATGCAACTCAAACAACCTAGCTAAATCATTAGCCATAGCCTGCTTTTTTGCAGGATCTTTTTCCGCTTGGATCTTTGCGTCCAAATCAATGATCGCGCTTTTAATTTCCGCTGCAGATGACATATCGGGTACCTTTATAAGAGGCCGTTTCTACTTTTGATTTCCTCTAACTCGTCTTGAGTAGGAGTGTCTGTATCGGCAGCAGTAGGTGCGGCAGACCCAAGAGGCTGATTTAAAACTGGTCTGGCATAAAACAACAAGGCAGCTTCTTCTCCTGTTTTTTTCAGCTCATCCCGAATTTTTCCTCGTCTTTCGTAATACTCTCGAATATATCCTTCTGCACGAGACTTGGAAATTTGTAAAATTCTCTTCAATCCTTCGGCGTCAACTGTTATATCACCACCCTCAACACGCTGTGAAAATTCCCTATCAGCGTCAGAAAGCCCCGTGCCTGCGCCAAGAGCTTGAATAAATGCAGCAACCCTTACGCCTGCATCAGCCATGTACGTTTCGGTATCGGCTATGCTGTCGACCGGGGCCATATCCAATCCTAAAAGTTTCCCGAATCTGAAAAAGTTCAATTTCATTTCCGCACCTGAACCTGTAAACATATTGTCAATTAGGGGCAAAGATCTATTTATTGAGTTAATGGATTGTGCGAGTTCCCCAACTTTTTCTGTCTGTTTAGCAAAAATCTCCACACCTTCTTCTACAAGTTCTGTGCCAAGAACTCTATTAATTTGCTCAACACGCTCTACTTGTTTCGGCGGTCTTTGCAGCCCTAACTCTTCAGCAGTTTTCCAAGTCTGGGCTTCATCATCCCAAACAAGACCTTTGTTTACTCGCTTCTGAACAACTTTACTTGTTCCATCCGCTGCGACCACCAAAAATGGCTTTAACTCGCCGCCTTGCCCAGATACAAATTCGTTAAAATTTTTGTCTGGCCCTTTATCTAATTCTAAGTCGTTAAATGTTTGCTCTGAAATTCCAACGCTTTTCGCTATAAACCTTCTTTGCGCTGGAGTTTGTGTTGGGGTGTTATCAAGCACCCTCTTCCTAAGCTCTTTACCAACCTCTGCCAACTCATCGGGGTCAGAGATTGACCCCACTGAAGTTGCAATATCTGGGAATCCAAGCCTAGTAGCGTTAGACATTAACGCGGCTTTTCGCTGCTCAAACTGCTGAGTTTCTGCTTCTTTAATTGCTAAATTTCTGCCCTGCGCCGCAACCGCCAATGCAGATTGTTGGTCTATACCCATCAAGCCTCTTGCCGCCGTTGCGTAATCAGCAGACGTAGCCATTGGGTCAGTAAGGGGGCCAAGCAGGTCAGTCAGCATACCTCGCTGCCGCCTTCTGGCAGATAAAGAGCCAATATCCTGGCCTAGCTGTTCAATGTTGCCAAAGCTAGGGTTGGCAAGCCGTGCTGCTGAACTAAGTGTTAAAGCCATTTTTGGCCTCCTTACGAAATAATGCCAAGCTGTCTCAAAATATCAGGCCCATATTCCTCAACGGCCCCGCCAATAATGTCGCCTATGCCGCCCTGACCGCCACCAGCGCCACCCATAGCGCCTGAAAGCAAGCTAG